AGCTTGTGTATAGCAACGAGCATTTAAAGTCGTTAGGATTATCTGTAGGCGACACGGTGGGCTTTTCACCGGATTCAGAATATGAGTTTAATATAGACGACGAAAAATTATATAGAGTATTATCAAATCAAATTACAATTAAGTATGAGTCGGCACAAAAAAGTAATTGAAGCTGCTGAGGTAGCTTTGCTAGAACTTGACAAAGTTATTAGACAAAAAATAAATTTAGTTGAGCTGGAGCCTGAGAAAGCAAAAATAGCTGCGCAGGCAAAATGGGTCGCAATAGAAGATTCATTTAAAATAATAGAAAAGATAGAAGAGCTTTCAGAAAACAAAAAGCAGAACAAAGAGTCTATAAAATTTTTAGGCGTAGAAGATAGAATAAAATAATGTATAAACAATCTCTCTATAACATAATTATAGACCACATAGATACTAAAGAAACAAAAAGAAACAATAAGTATAAAAAATACGAGTATGGTTATAATGCTGATTTAGATTGCGTTATAATTAGTAAAGACGGTACAATAGGTGAGATATATGAAATTCAAGGTCTTAAGATAGCAATACCTAAAACTCCTGATAAAATAGATGGTGATCATTTAAAAAAAGAAAATCAAATATTTACTAGAAGGAATAGACCTGAATCATTAAACAAAATTAAAACAGTACATGAGTTTAAGCATCATCCCGAACAAACTAAAGAACAGTATTATAATTATATTGATACTGAATTTAATAGGCGTAATGATGGTTACTGGTTCATGTGCAACGGTGAGCCCTGTTACATTACAGGATCGCACTATATGTATCTGAACTGGACGAAGATTGACGTGGGAGCTCCGGAGTTTAGACATGCTAACAGGATCTTTTATTATTTTTGGGAGGCGTGCAAGGCCGATTACAGATGTTACGGTATGTGCTACCTCAAAAATAGACGGTCTGGGTTTAGCTTCATGGCATCATCAGAAACTGTCAACATGGCTACAACATCAAGAGACTCGAGGTTTGGCATATTATCCAAGACCGGTGCTGACGCTAAAAAAATGTTCACCGATAAAGTTGTACCAATATCAACCAACTATCCGTTCTTTTTCAAGCCGATACAGGACGGAATGGAAAGGCCGAAAACCGAGTTATCCTACAAGGTCCCGTCAAGAAGATTAACAAGAAATTCTTTTAAAGAGTCTGAAGACGATCTTTTAGGACAAGGTCTTGATACAACTATTGATTGGAAAAATACAGGCGATAATAGTTATGATGGTGAAAAACTAATACTATTAGTACACGATGAATCAGGTAAATGGGAAAGGCCTGACAATATATTAAACAACTGGCGAGTAACTAAAACTTGTTTAAGATTAGGCGCAAGAGTTGTTGGTAAATGTATGATGGGCTCAACGTCTAACTCTTTAGACAAAGGAGGTGATAATTTTAAAAAATTATATTATGACTCAGACGTTAGAGAAAGAAATAAAAATGGCCAGACTACAAGTGGATTATATTCTTTGTTCATACCTATGGAATGGGGTTACGAAGGATTTATTGATATGTATGGATACCCTGTATTCGATACCCCACAAAATCCGACTAAAGGAATTGAAGGAAGCATCATCACTACAGGAGTTATTGAACATTGGGAAAATGAAGTTGAAGGACTCAAAAACGATGCTGATGCATTAAATGAATACTACAGGCAATTTCCAAGATCTGAAAAACATGCTTTTAGAGATGAAACTTTAAATTCTTTGTTCAATTTAACTAAAATTTACGAGCAAATAGATCATAATGAAGAAATGGCTATGAAAGGGTATATTGCTCAAGGATCATTTTCTTGGAAAAATGGTATTAAAGATACTGAAGTAATATGGACACCTAATAAAAACGGTAGGTTTAAAGTAAGCTGGTTGCCTAGAATTGAATTAAGAAATAATGTTATTGAAAAAAACGGCATTAAGTATGCTGGCAATGAAGGCTTTGGCGCTTTTGGCTGTGACTCTTATGATATATCAGGAACAGTTGGAGGCGGAGGATCTAATGGTGCATTGCACGGTTTAACAACCTTTTCAATAAACCCAGACTTTCCATCTAGCCAATTTTTTTTAGAATATGTTGCTAGACCACAAACTGCCGAAATATTTTTTGAAGATGTACTTATGGCTATAGTTTTTTATGGTTTGCCAATACTGGCTGAAAATAATAAGCCCAGGCTGTTATATCATTTAAAACGAAGAGGTTATAGAGGTTTTTCAATGAACCGCCCCGATAAACTACGAGCCACATTATCAAAAACAGAAATAGAATTAGGAGGCATACCAAATACCTCTGAAGATATAAGGCAAGCGCACGCTGCTGCAATAGAATCATATATAGAAGAAAATATAGGTAAATTTGAAAATGGCTATGGTAATATGTATTTCCAGCGCACACTAGAAGATTGGGCAAAGTTTGATATATCTAAACGAACAGCCTATGATGCTTCAATTAGTAGTGGGCTTGCTGTAATGGCATGCAGAAAACATTTATATAGACCACGACAAGAAAGAACAACAAAAAAGCTTAATTTTTCATTCTCTAGATATAAGAATGAAGGCGATAGAAGTACGCTAATTAAATAAATATGGCAAAAATAAAAAATAAGTATTCTCAATTTCCAAGTCAAGCTGTTTCTGACTCTGAGAAAAAAAGTATAGAGTACGGTACAGCTGTTGCCACGGCTATAGAGCAAGAATGGTTTAATAGAGGAAATGGCAGCAAAGGCAGGTATTATGACTTGCAAGATGATTTTCATCGGTTAAGATTATACGCTAGAGGCGAACAATCAATTAGAAAATACAAAGATGAGTTTGCTATTAATGGCGATTTGTCATATTTAAATTTAGATTGGAAACCTGTTCCTATTATACCAAAGTTTGTTGATATAGTAGTAAACGGTATGCAAGATAGACTGTATAATGTTCGTGCTATAGGTGAAGACCCTATATCTACAAATAAAAGAACAAAATACGTAGAAGGCATACAAAGAGATATGAACACTAACTCTATGTTAGATTTAATACAAAAAGAGTTAGGGGCAAATGTAAGAAATATTAGCAAAGAGTCTTTGCCGGGATCTTCAGAAGAGTTAGATTTGTTTATGCAACTAAATTATAAACAAGGCATAGAAATTGCCCAAGAGCAAGCTATAACAAATATTTTCAATCAAAATAAATATGAAAATAATATAAAGCCTAGAATTGATTATGATATTGCTGTTTTAGGTATTGGTGCCGCAAAACATTCTTTTAATAATACAGATGGAATAAAATTAGATTATGTAGATCCTGCAAATTTAATTTGGTCTTATACGGAAGATCCTTATTTTTCAGATTGTTACTATTTTGGAGAAGTAAAAAGAATAAAAATAAATGAGCTAAAGAAACAATTTCCTTCTTTAACGAATGAAGACATTGGTGAGCTGGCTAAAAAAAGTGGAAGTTATAAAAATTACAATAATAGCTATAACGTAGAAGATGACCAAAGCTATGATAATAATATAGCTACTGTATTATATTTTAACTGGAAAACCTGGGAAAATAATGTATACAAAATAAAAGAAATGTCTTCTGGTGCAGAAAAAGCTATTGAAAAAGACGATTCTTTTAATCCTCCTAAAGATAAAAGAACAAGATTTCAAAGGGTTGCTAAGGCGCAAGAAGTTGTATACGAGGGAGTTTATGTATTAGGTGCTAGCGCATTGTTAAAATGGAAAAAAGCAACTAATATGATTAGGCCACATTCTAATACCAATAAAGTATTAATGAATTATATAGTGGCCGCACCTAGAATATATAAGGGCAGAATTGATTCTCTTGTTTCAAAAATGACGCCATATGCGGATTTAGTACAATTAACGCATTTAAAATTACAACAAGCAATACAAAGAATGACGCCTTCGGGTGTTTATATAGATGCTGATGGATTAGCAGAAATAGATTTAGGTAATGGTACAAGCTATAATCCACAAGAAGCTTTAAATATGTATTTTCAAACAGGATCTATTATAGGGCGTTCACTTACCGTTGAAGGCGATCCTAATCCCGGCAAAGTGCCTATTCAAGAATTACCTGGAGGTGGTGGTAATCAAGTACAATTATTAATTGGTGCTTACAACCAATACCTACAAATGATAAGGGATATAACAGGTCTAAATGAAGCAAGAGACGGCTCTGACCCTGATCCTAAAGCTTTAGTAGGCGTTCAAAAAATGGCAGCGGCTAATAGTAATGTTGCAACAAGACATATATTAGATTCTAGTTTGTTTGTTACTATAACATTGGCTGAAGCAATTTCTATGCGCTTTAAAGATGTATTAGAATTCCATCCTACAAAAGAAGCTTTTATATCTGCATTAGGACAATTTTCTGTTGGCTCCCTTGAAGAGCTTAAAAATTTACATTTACATGATTTTGGTATATTTTTAGATTTACAACCAGATGAAATTGAAAAACAAGCTTTAGAAGCAAACATACAAATAGCTTTATCTCAACAAAGTATATTTTTAGAGGATGCTATTGATATTAGAGAAGTCAGAAATATTAGACTAGCTAATCAATTATTAAAATTTAGAAGACTTAAAAAGCAAGCTGTTGATCAACAAGCTGCACAAGCGGCTGCTGTTGCTCAAGCTGAAGCACAAGGTGCTGCACAAATTGAAATTGAAAATGCAAAATCTCAAGCAGCGCAAGTTAAGGCGGATTCAACTATTCAAATTTCAACAGCGGAAAACGAATTGAATATAAAGAAAATGCAATTTGAAGCTGAAACCAAAAAAGCTTTAATGCAATTTGAATACGACCTTAATGTAAAATTAAAAGAATTAGAATTATCTGCGCAAAAAGAATTAGTTGAAAAACAGTCAGAAACGCAAGAAAGAATTGCTGATAAAAAAATATCGGTTAATTCTATAGCTGGACCAC